TTTTCCCGCAAAGCCTTACCCTCATTCTGCCCTTTACCTATGATAGAGCCTATTTTGGCATCCCCAGCACCATACAAGAAAGCGTAGATAAACGTCTTGGCATCGTCTCGTGTGGGGAGTCCAGCAGCCGTTTGGTTGGCTGTATGAATGTCACCCTCCAAAAGCTCCTTGGCATACGCTCCATCGTCCCATTTAGCCATGTAGTGAGCTAGGCAACGGAGTTCCAAACCGGAAGCGTCACAGCCTACCAGTTTGTTTCCACTGTCCACGGTGAAAAGAGAACGGCACTCCTTACCGTAAGCAGCCCTTACAGCAGGGACTTGAGCGATATTGGGGTTACTGTGTGTGCAACGTCCGGTAACGGCTCCGTTAGTGTTGACTCGTCCGTGAATACGTCCGTTCCGCTCCAACTTAATCCACGCTTCTTTGCCCTCGGCAAGCTGACCAATCCGCTTTTGGATGGTAAGGTATTCCAGAAGGGGTTTAGCTTCGGGGAAATCAAGAGACGAAAGGATTGATTCATCCATTTTTGGTTTACCGTCAGGAGTAAACTCCTTGGCTTCCCATCCGTATTTCTCCTTGAACCTACGAGCAATTTCCTCACGGCTACCACAGTTGAACGGAATCTCTTTCTTAAACGGCTCCCCTTCCTTGATGAGAGCAAGGGCATCCTTTTGGGTCATGGTCTGATCTTTAGCCCATGCTTTAGCAAAAGCGGAGGCTTCCCCCTTGGTAGCGAACACCTTGTCAAAGAAAAGGTAATGACGCTTCTTCATCACTTCGATCTTCGGTTCAAACACCCTTTGAAGCTCGTTTTCAATTTCAACACGCTTCATGGCTAGTTCGGCGTAAAGCTCTTGAGCCTTCCTCACATCAAACCTAAAGCCGTTCTTTTCCTGCTTGTAGATGAGTTCGGCAAACTGGTGTTCCAAGTCAACGGAACGAGGGTCAGGAGTCTTGCCTTGGATAAGCTCCCAAAGACGCTTTGTAACCATAACGTCCTGAACGCAATAGTCCTCCATATCCTGTGACCAGTGTTCAAAGCTGTTGCTCTCCTTGAAGTCACCTTTGAGGACTTTGAGACGGTATCCCCACGCTTTAAGGCTATGCGAACCGATAAGCTTACGTGGAAACTCCGCATCCTTTGAGAGACGTTGGAAATCCCGATCTTTTAGGTCAGCCCAAATGTAGCGAGTAAATACAAGGGTATCCAATACACGCTTAGGGTTGAATGATGGGTAGAGCTTTTGTAGAACCGGAACGTCAAACCCAAGGGAGTTATGACCGACGATTTGCGTAGCTGATTCCAAGAGTTTCAAACCCTGTTCGATATTCGCGAATTGCGAATTGAACCGACTGATTTCACCTGTCTCGACATTGTAAGTAACAAGACAATGAACCTTGGTAGCTTTCTCAATCAAGTGGTCTGTCTCGGTGTCAAAAAGTAGTGTCATAAGCTGTTGTTTTCCATAATCATCGTCTTCAAATGCTTTGGTGGACAGCATGGCAGCGAGCACCAATAGTTCCACTCAGCCAGTGAATCCTTTTCTTGGTAGTGATCGCTGAACCATTGTTGGTCGTGCCGAAACGCATTTTTGTCGTGGTCGCTGTTCCCATAAATAGCAACGATGTTGGTATGACCTACGGCTCCAGCAATATGCGTGAATCCCGTATCCCCTCCTATGTAGTAAGTAGAGGCACAAATTACTTCAATAGCCTCTTTGAGACTTACACAAAAGTATGGGACATTATGGGCCTCCAACAGTTGTTTGTCTTGTGGCTTGTTTGGATCAGCATATACGGTCAAGTTGTCATACTCGGACATCACCTTTTTAACCACTTCTATGTCCATTCGCCGTGGAGAATTGTATTCTGGCGACAGAAGCGGAAAAAACACTACACGATTCTCTGTTGGACAATGTTGTCTGTTGATGTGCGTGTAAATACCACGACGAACAAATATGTTCCTACTAGTCCAAAGGTTTCCCGTATGGAGCCATTCTGTGCAGGGTGGCTGATCTTCACAAAACGTGACCAAACCCTCTGGAAAGTATTCGCGGGAAGACAAATATTGATTCTCGTCCCGATAAAAGATCGTTTTTTCTGGATACATCTTTTTTATGTATTGAAGAAAAGCGGTCATCTGAATCTCGTCGCCTATCTTGTTGTTTTTGTTGTGGAAATAGTAGTCCATATCATCCTTTTATATCTAACAATGCCAACCAGCTATTCTCTATAAACGTGTGTTCTGGCACACAGTCATTAAGGTATCTTTTTACAGAGCACCAGTCGGATTCCCTGTCATGGTAATCATGCCAGATGATTCTACCTCCACCCGTGGCTCTGAGATAATCCATCGCTTTCTCAGTATCCCGACGAACACCTTCATACGAATGATCGCCATCGATAAAGATAATTTTTGGTGAACCTGCCTTCCGGTAGTCAAACGTAAAGGAGGATTCCTCAAAAATTCTGACATTAGAAAGATGCTTGGCAATACTGCCCACTTCCGTAGGAGCTTCCCACTTTTGCTTTTCCGTCATGGATTCTTTAGCCAGCACAAAATCAACACCACACACTGTCCGATCAGGAAAGGCTTCTGCCAGTTCTTTAGTCGTAATACCTAAGTTGCATCCAATCTCCAAAATGTCTCCTGAAACTTCTCGCACCAAATGAATCAGCCTTATGGTGTCGTGCGCTGGTGTCCAGCGATGCGTCTCGACAATCACAATGTCGCCAATTTCGTTATCTATGTTGCGTGTTGTAGGGTTAGAGTTCATAAGGTAATTCAAGTTGAGTTTTGGTTTCTTCCTCCCTGATCTGCTTAATCAGTTTTTTCTTTTGGTTGTTGGACTTGGGTTTGCGTTTCATCTTTTTAGAGAATTCAAACTCAATTTGTTCGTATTGTTTGTTGGTCTTCATTTTACTAAAAATCACTGTCTCCTTTTTTGGCTAGTTCTTCTGGAACATCAGCTTCCACATGGGTTTCCCGCAAGCGTCCCTCATCCGGTATGTAGAGTAGATTACAAGCAAGTCCAGTTTCACCACTGAAACGGTTCTTGAGGACACGGACTCTGGTGAGGTGTTTGTTTTGCTCATCTTGCTGGTTACGTTCCAATCCTAACACCATGTCGCTGAGTTGTGCAATACCAGCAGAACCACGGAGTTGAGACAAGGATGTTGACGCTCCTTCCTCATGCCCCCTACCATCGGGTCTTTTAAGGTGAGACACAAGGATGATTCCAATTTTCAGTTCTTCAACAAGAGAACGGAGCTTGGTCATCACTGAGTCAATAAGCCGCCTTTCATCTCCGTCACCAAAAGCACTTACCACAATAGACAAATGATCCAAAATAATCCATCCGCACTCACATCCATGAACCATATACCTAATGCGGTTAAGGAGATTGCTAGACTCAATGGAACCAAAATGGTCGTAGGTAAAGAACTTACCCCCGCCGATGACTTCATTAAAAGCTTCCTTCAGTTGTTCTTCGGAGACGTTCATATCCAAGTGTAGTGGACGGTTAAGGTGGATTCCAAGCATCCCAAGAACGGTTCTACGAACACTTTCCTCAAGGGCTATGTATCCCACAGTCTGACCGGACTGAACCAGCCAGTGAGCGATCTCACGGCAAATCTGGCTTTTACCAATACCGCTTCCCGCTGTGATAGTCACAAGCTCCCCCCTACGTAGCCCACGAGTAAGGTCATTCAGGCCAATCCAAGGGTAGGGCAGGGAATCAATGCGCGGGGCATTAACGAGGGCATCCCACATTTGAGTAGCGTCCACGATGCCATCAGGTCGGTAGCTCTTAGCTGACCAAACTGCGTCGATAATCTTAGCACCGTTCCCACTAACCAATAGATCGTTGGCATCTTTGGCTCCTAACGTAGCAATTTTGGCTCTGTTGGGTTTAAGAACAGAAGCACACTCCTTTGCTGCTTTGATGCCATGTTCATCATTATCGAACATGAACACCACAGTCTCAAATGCGTCTAGGTATTCGATGTTTGCTTTGACAGCTTTCAAAGCTCCTTGTGCTCCGTTAGGCACGGAAACTACAGGCCACTTGTTATTCTGAACTTGGGACACTGAAAGGGCATCAATTTCACCCTCAGTAACAACCACCATCTTACCCCCATCTTTCCAAAGATGCTGGCCGTAAAGCCCCATTTTAGAAGCATCCCCCTTGATGACAAATTCCTTGTTAGGGAACCTAAGCTTCTGAGCTACAAGCTCCCCTTGAAGGTTCCGGTAGTTGGCAATCTGAACAGGTTGGTTGTTGTAGATACCAACTTGGTAATCCCATTTGCGGATTGTTTCTTCGTTAATCCCACGTTTCTGCAAAGGACGGTGATCCCCTGCGACAAAATCAAAGCTCATGTTATTTTTGGGTGTTCTAGTTACGGAAGAACCATCTCCGTGTTTGTAAGCTTTACAGCTAAAGCAATATTCGTGTCCGTCTGTGTAAAGAGCATTGGCATCGCTTGAGCCACACGCTTCACAGGGTAAGTGTTTTACGAGGCTGGATGAGCCATTCTCTAGGAACTCGTCCGTTGTCTGAGTAAAGGAATCCATGTTTTTTGGCCCACTGACCGTAAGTTGTTTTTGACCTCTTGTAAATTCTGTTGCTCGCGCATTGGAAGACGAGGCGCAAATCCAAATCAGGGTGTTGCTCTTTTACGAGAAGAAGCTTTTTACGGTCTTCCCTACGTAGATAGCCTTTTGCTTCAATATGAATACCATTAGGTAGGATGAAATCTGGAAGGTAAAAACGAGATTCCGAAACCACGAAAGGGATTTTTTTAGTTTCATATTCAAAGGTTGTGTAACACTGAATTTGAATTGCTACCCCGTCTTCCAATTTGGAGCGATAACGTAACCCACGCTTTGCTTCTGATTTTTTACGTCTTCGGTTAGGCATGGGTTAGCATTGTCTCGGTTAATGGAGGATTAAAATTCCTCCCCAGACGTTGCGGTGTTGCTCGCCTCGGAAGGCTCTTTCGGCTGGTCAGAACCAAACAGATTATCACTGAATGTTTCGCCACCCGAAACAAAGCCTTCTTCGTCAGTGGAGAAGCCGAACTGTTCCGCACTAACCAACTGCGAGGGAGATTTCAGGTCAATAACCTGAACTGCCTTCAATCGGAGGCTTACGCCGACTCCCATCGCTGGAACATACCACGGCTTGACTTCTGCTGCCACTTTCAGAATTGAACCCGCACCGATAAGGTCAGTAATGGGGTTGCCTTTTGAATCCAAAAGAGCAACTTTCATTTCGTAAACCTGACCGGACTTCGCCGTAATCTTAGCGACATTGGCAAACTTGACGGTAACTTTGTCACCATCTTCTTCCCAAGGAAAATCACGAACATTGAGCTTGTCTTTTTTCAGCAAGGCACACTGTTCCTTGTAGAACTCGCGTGTAATGCTTTTGATTTGCTCAAGATATTGAGTGGCATCTGCCATAGGAATAGCGAGTTTTACGGAATACTCACCTTCCTCCTTGAACTTCGTTGAAGGGGTATTGAGCCTCGGATACACAGCCACCCCTTTAGGGCTGACGAGACGGACGTATTTAGGTTTATCGTTCATTTTTTGACATGAATCCTTGTTGATTCAGCAGAGAAAGTATTCAGATTGACGCACTTGGTCAATGGGAAAACCTCCAATGCTGAAAATTTTTTCTGGTTTGTTTTTGGCTACTTGGCATGACAACTGCTTACGGAAATCTTCCAGAAGATTGCTGGAAAACATATCGGCGTAAGTGTCTCGCACCAAGGAGATTATGACTTGAACATCGCTGGGGTGGGTGGCATAGCAATCGTGAATAACCCCCAAGGATATACCAAGCTGAGAGGCTTTTTGTGAAACGATTTGGGCTACGGAAGCATCCAGACTGTGAACAAAGTTGGCACAGATTGAGTTAATCGTAGTGCGTGAACTGACTTTTGAATCATCTTCAACCATGAAGGATCGGTTCACCATTTTACGTTCTACCGAAAAGTTAAACGACTGTATTTCAGTTTTGGGATAAGCACACACAACCCTAAAACCGCTGGGAGTTAGCCACTGGACAAACACGTTTTGGCTGGAAACTTTCTTGGTAGTTTCTTTCAACCATTCCATGACTTGTTTGGGGCCATGCAGAAGATCACCCATTACCTCGCGTATGACATTACCCAACAGCAAAGCGGCACTCCTTCGTAGGTTATCCGGTAAGATGTCATAAGTTTTCGGCTCATTGAAGCTAATGCGTTTGAACTCCGAATCAATGGCTTCCAGTGTGCCTTGAGGTTTGATTCCGTAAGGCATAGCCATCACTGGAACTTTAATCACAGAACGTCTGACCAAACCGCTTTGCAGTAGTTTTTTGGAAAGCTCATCGTTGGTTTCCTGTAGCCTTGAGATTACCCGATTAAGGACTGTCCGGTAGATGTCGTTTGGCCCAGCTTTTTTGGAAGGATTCAACACGTTAGTCAACACGGCTACGGTTTTGTCACGACTGAGTAGGGAAAGGATTTGCAATCCGTTGTTGGTAGAGTCAATCCCGCAAGGAAGGTTGGTTTCAAAGTCTTCGGTTGTCCGTGTGTGAAATCTCCAATACTCAAAACACCACGCTAGGAACTGCCAAGGCTTGTCGGCACTTGTCCACCACGTTTCCGAATAAGGGTCTTCGGCACTTCTTTTGATGCTGTCAGAATTGTCCTTTACCCATTGTAACCGGACTTCAAAGCTTTCTTTGTCCATACCAAACTTGTTGGCTCCATTGATGAAGAACCAGTTGAAATCTTCTTCAGTTTTGAGCGGCTTTGACTCACCGAACGTAAGCAGACTGCGAGCAAGGTCACTTCCTTGTGGATGCAAGCACTCGGTTGAGTAATACATACGTCCTCGGAAATCCAACTGCATTGGGAACCAAAGTTTCTTGTGTCCTTTGAGCAGACGGGCGATGTGGATTGTTTTGGCAATTAGGAAAAATCTGGTCTTATTCTCGTAGTTGGATCGGTAAACATTGTTGGCTTGTCTTCTCCAATATTTGCGAGCGTTTTCGTTTGTCTCCATGTCGTGCGGCTTTGGAGGTAGGTCTAAAAGACCGTGGAAAGGGAGGATGTCATTGATACTCCGCTTCTCGGAAAAGTATTTATCAACCACTTCCAGAACTTGTGTGTTCACCTTCCAAGGCACTTTTTGAAGCCCATTGATTGCTTCTATAGCGGTTCTCATGGGATTGTTGCGGGGAACGCTATGGTGTAAACGGTGATGAGACTTGATAAGCGGAAGCTTGTTTTCTGGTAGCTTGTATCCTCCAGAGTAAAGCTGAAACGGTTGCCATTCGTCAGGAGGGGCTACCATCGGATAACGAACTGGATTCATTATCTCACAATGCTCGTCCATCTTTTCAATCCATTGTTTAGCTTCTTCGGCTAGGACAACGTGGGTCTTCATCCTAAAGTTTGGACTACGTAATAATATGAACTCAATCAATCCGGTGCTGGATTTAAACAACTGAACAAGGCAGTTACCGATCACCAGCCTTTGCTTTGTGTCGAATGAGAAGCCAAACCCTTTTGCTGTGACAATATCCCGCAAAGAATCCTGTTTGTGTGATAGAGAATGGTGGGTATTGACAAAGTTTTTGATAATGTCGTTCCACTCCCTACTTGAGATACTTTTGCTGGCTTGCTTCATCACGTAGCGGAACTCAATAGCGTGTCCCACCAGTAGGCATACCCTGTTTAATCCCTCACCTGTAGTTAGAGAATTGATAATCTCTTGTATGGCTGTTTCAGCTATTTCCTCAACTGACAGGACTTTTCTGACTTCGTGGAAATAAGCAATATTACCAGCACGGAACTTCTCGTTGGATTGGAACCACTGGCTCAATCCGGTGATATAGTTTGGTAAAGCTTGTTTTAGAAGATTCCTTCCCCAATAGGTTTCAGATGTCTGCCCCATTTTGGAAAGGTTGTTAGCCCTCTTGTGGTAACGCAATTTACCTTCTTCAATCTGGCTTTTCTCAAGGGTTAGTTGGTCATCCATTGTTGGGCATACTGATATTGAGTTTGATGCCCAGAGATTGAGCTATATGGAGGGCATTGGGTATTTCATCCGACCTATCGTTAGGACACATACAGCGAACTACAGGTATTCTGTAAGAAGCTATGAGGGTCAGGCAGGATGGACAAGGAAGCAGGGTCACATACAGAGCCATTACTTCATTAGGCTTGGCATAGCGCAAAGCATTGGCTTCGGCATGGATAACAATGGGTCTTCTGGCATCTCTGTTAGACCAATCTATTTCAACACCAGAAGGAACCCCATTGTATCCAACACCGACAATCGATAAGTCTTGACGCACAGCCACACACCCTACCTTTTGGTGGGGGTCTTCGCTTCGGGAAGCCACAGCCACGGCAAGGCCCATGAACCATGTATCCCAATCAGGTCGGGGTGCGGAGGTGCTATTCATTTCCAGAATTTCTTTACGTCATTCTTGTAGCTAGGTTTTAAATGAGAAAAATCACGAGGCTCAGTCACTTCTTTTATTTGAAAGCAAACACCACACTGATCTTCGTGGTAAGTTGCTCCATAAGGATTACCAGATGAACGCTTGCCGTGCTTTTTACCACAATCGTTACAGATCCAATCGGGGTAATGTGTCTCTACATCAAGCAGCTTTTTCATTTTGCTTGGCTTCCTTGATTAACCGGATGCGTTCTTCTTTCTCAGCATCGAACTCTTGAGGCCAAGATGGATAATGAGGGTCTTCCCGCCTAACCCTAACGTGCTTGTGTCCGTTCTCTTTAAGCTCTTTTTCCAAAGAGGTTGCTTCTTCCTTGGTCAACCCGTAGCGATGCAGATTGACTACATCTTTACCGGACTGAACCAACCATTTTGTGTTTTTGGTGTTTTCCATATAAAAGGGGTTTAACGTGTATGCAGGAAACAACGGTTTTCTTTTTGCGCGAAACCCTCCCCAGAGTTTGTCTGCTTTTGAATTATGTTGCTATACATACACGTTAAAAATTGTTTCGACTGAATTGAAATTCGTTTTCGGAAATGTTGAACACTACTGCAATCCATAGTTTAGGAAGTAAGTTTAAAATTTCTTTGAGATTGTGTCCGTTAACGTTGTTGAAGCAGCCGTCCAAAACTCCGTTAGGTCTGTGAAAAGAAACCCTAAACGTATTTGAAAGGTTTACTTTTTTTTGAAACTCTGTCCAAGACCTGTTGGTATTCATCATTGTTCAAGTAGATTGGGTGTATATCCAATTCAGTCAAAGCCAGCACAACCATAGCTTTGTCCAAAAGCTGAAGTCGTTTGTCCCATCTGTCTGACATAATTCCGTTGTAGTGGAACTTGAATTGTAGTGGATCACCCAACACTTTTTCCAAATGGTTGACACAGTTGCGCTCAGTTTTGCTCATCATGGTTTGTTGGGATTCTCTACGATATTGGCAAACTCGTCAAATGAAACATTACAGTTGGTGAACAGCGGAACTTTGTTCAATTCCCTGACCATCTTTTTAAGACTGTTTCGTTCTTTTCTTACTTGGAGAAGGGAGGCTTGGGCCTTACGCAATCTGCGGTTCAATTCCAAGTTATCAAGGGACAAGTTTACGTTCCGTTTACTAAGCAAACAGACTGTATTTTCCAACGATGTTTGTGTAATAAATGCGCTCATTTTTTAAGGGGTGTTCAGCTTTTATGCGGTTACTGAACAGGGGATGAAAATGACCAGAGGAAATACACCATACGAGTGCAAAACTCCGCCGCAATCCCTAAGTGTTTTACAAAATGTTAAAGGCTTTGAGGACGTAGATAACGACAATGGTTGCCAAAGCTATTTGTCCCAGCTTCCCAAGATGGTGAAGAAAGGCCAATCCGATGAAGAACCAGAACCGTCCAAAGGTTAGGGGTTTGCGTTCCGGTTTAAGATCAGACTTTTTGTAGGTTAAATAGACCATGTTAAGCGATTACTTTAAGGATGCGTAGGACTTCCACAACTACCCATACACACAACGCAAGCATTGTGAGCTTGGCAAGAGCCACGGAAAACAGGGTTACAAGGGCAATCAGGATGTCTTGGATTTCTTCTTTATTCATTTGTATTAGGTGTTGTTGTTTGTTCCAGAGCCGCTACAGCGTCTCCAAAGTTAGCTGAAGTAAGGTGGGAATACCGTGTGGTCATGTGAAGGTCTTTATGGCCCAAGAAATTCATCACCGTGTAGAGAGGAATCCCACGTTGAACCAACCTAGAGGCACAGGTATGACGCAAGGTATGTGGGACAAACTCTTTGTCTGCTGCCCATTCAGGGTTGGACTTTTTAATCAACTGCCAAACGTAGTTGACCAGAGATTGTTTCATGTTGAAGGGTCGTTCATGTCCGCTGTTTTTCCGCTCCTGCATGGCAACGGCAACCCTGCTTGTCATAGGGACGGTTCGGAACTCTCCGTTTTTGGTGTCCCAGAAAATAACCTCATTACGTTGGTTCTCATTACCGACAAACCGAACGTCTTCCCATTTGAGATTCAACGCTTCACCCACTCGTGCTCCGGTATCGACCAAGAAAAGCCATAGAACTGCGTAGTCGGGGCGACCAAGCTCATTGGTTTTATCAATCAACTTGCTTTCTTCTAGTTGAGACAGGAAGCGAATACGTCCTTTGTCCTGCTTCAAGCCACGGATTTTAGGACTAATGTTTATCCAATTCCGTTGCCGTGCGTAGGAAAGCATCCGATTCAAAGCTGACAGCTTCAGATTGATGGTTCCTTTGGCGTTGCCTTTCTGTTTCAAAAACTCAATGAACTGGTCAATCTTTTGGGCTGAGAAACTTTCAGCTTCCAGCGATGTATCGCTACCGAAAAAATCAATAACGCTTTGGCTATTGGTAGAGACTGTTTTTTCACCTGATGTTCCTTTCCACAGGTTTGACAGAACTCGACTGCGTAGCTCACCAAGATTCTTTGGTGCTTCGGAAGAAAGAACGTCTAGAACATTGACGTTGCCTTTCAATGACCTGACCTGAGATTCAGCCAGAAACAATTCAGCTTCGTGCTTTGTCTTGAAGGTGCGGCGAACTCGTTTGTTGTTCTGATGAACGGAGACGAGGAAACTCCCATTGGATCGGATGTTAATGGTGCTCATTTGTAACAGTGAAAAGGTAATTCCGCTGGGGAAAAATGGCAAGAACTTTTTTAAAAAATCTTTTTTGTATTTTGAGCAAGAACCGTGCCAACATTTTTCTACCAGCAGGAACCGTGCCAACTGCTTTGGATTTCTAAAAATACAGCAAGGATGTCAATGGGGGTGGGTGGTCACAGGGCTGCTGGGAAAACTGATTATCCAAAATACAGCAAGGATGATAGTGACCGATCAATCCGGTTAAACCTGAAATTGAAAAACTAAAATCGCCGGCCAACCTGAAACTGCAAAATTAAAATCGCC